ATGAAACCGCTTAGCGAAATTCCCGTCAGCGAGTGCGAGATGAAGGCGCTCAACGCACTGGCCGGTTCCTACGGGTCCGACTTCGACTGCTTGCGTTTCAGCGCGATCGCCAGACGTGGCGACCTGGACCCTAAGCACGTTCGCCGCTCAGTCCGGGCCCTGGCTCGGAAGGGCCTCGCCGAATACGTCCGCGGACTATGGACGATGGACGGCGAGCCCGCCGGCAGCGGCTATCGCTGCACCGCGGCGGGGTTCGCAAAAGCTACCAATCCCCACGACGGATATGAGGACTGACACCATGACCAAACTCAAGATCAAAGTCCCCCAGACCATGGAAGAAGCAGCGAAGCTCCGGAATGGCCTAGAGCGCGTCATGCACCAGACGCCGCGGCCCGCGCTGAACTTCCTCAGCAACGCCGTCTATGCGCTCAAGGCCACGATCGACCTAGCCGACCTTCTTCGGCCGGCGAAACAGGCTGCCCTCGCCTACCAGCTCGAGCGGTACGCGGAGGCGTCAGTCGGCGCCGGTCCTCAGTAGGCTCCATTTCAGACAGAAAGATTGACCGATGCCGATGTTCCGCAAGAAGCCCGTTGAAATCGAAGCTTGGCAATTCGAGGCGCCGGAATTCATGGCCCAGCCGAAGTGGTTCGGTCACGCCATGATGACCGGCAAGATCATCTATCGAGGCGGAGAGAAGCCCTACTACATCATCGATACGCTTGAAGGGAAAATGCGTGCCGATCCAGGCGACTGGATCATCCGCGGCGTGAAGGGCGAAATTTATCCGTGCAAGCCCGACATTTTCGCCGTGACCTATGACCCGGTCCCGACCGGAGAACGGTGAAGCATGGATAAAGAGCACCCCGTAGCTTGGCGTTGGCGAACCCTTCCGCAATTCAGCGAAGAGCCGGAAGATCAAGAGTGGGCATTATCGCCCACCAAGCCCATCTTTTTGAACCCTCATCACCATGAGGTAGATCCGCTCTATAGCGAGAAGGAGCACCCAGACGGGCCATGGGTGAACATCTCTGCGCTCTCGAATGGAGAACGCGCATGACGCCCCAGGAAGAACTTGAGAACACGATCCGCAAGCTCCGCAAGGTCTACGAAGCCGCGCGCGGTCGATGCCTGGAGGGCATTTTGTTCGCAAGCTTCTGTCAAAGGTGAGGCCGATCAATGACTACTACGATCATGGAATCGATGCCGGCACTGTTTGTGCCGATCTACATTCTGGTGGCGACTGCAGCTATTCTGAAAACAACCAACTACGACGCCTGGTGACGTCGATCTGCGTCCTAAACAAACAGGAGGTGAATTCATGACGTTTATATTCCTTGTTGGAATGGTCTTTGTTGCATTCGCTGGTGGTTACATTGTCGGAGGCATAGTGCAGCAGAACTGATTTTAACGGAGTTGAACATGGACCGAATGAGCGAGGATGGCCCCGATGAACGCGAACAACCGCGATCCCTTTGATACCATCGTCAAGAACGACTTCCGCACCGAGGAAGAGCGGCGGCATGATCACGACATCCAGATCTCGGCTTTGAAAGAGCCTCAGCCGGCAAGGATGGAGCGGTTCGACAATTATCGGATTCGGCGTATCGAAGCCTATCGGGCATTCGAGCTGCTTGAGAAGATCATCGACAACCTGGGCGTTGAGGATGGCACTTGCCTACCACTACCAGACATGCCGCTTCCGGTGACGCCTAGTGAGGCCCATAAGAACGAATTGAAGAACGCCGCTACGACCCTACTCCGGACAATCCTAATCTGGAATGACGGGAACGTCTCGCCGTCAGGTCTTCAGCGGTGGTGAGCAGCCGCGTAGTGATGACCGGGAGGCTATGTCATCGAACGCTAACTTATGCAGATGTTAGCGAGCGTATACAAACTAAGACCGACAACGCTCTTGAGCAAAGGAGAACTCACATGAAAGACATCCCAACCAACACTATCGAGCAGATTGATGCGCTTTTGCATCTCAATAAGAACGGGTCGCTTACCAGTCCCATACCCGGATTGGCCGTCGAGCTTCTGGAGAAATACAGGGCTCATTTGATCGAAGAGGCGAAGCCATCCGCCCTACCGCGATCCTGAAACAGGGGATAGCACCATGCTTTTCAAAACCGGAGACCGAGTAATCTGCATTGACGATAGTCCGACGTCTCACGATAACGGCTCAAACTTCGTTCTATTGCGCCCTCGTTACGGCGAGGAATATATAGTTCGCGGCGTGCACTACGAGCCCGACATCAAGGCGCAGGGCGTCTTCTTGGAGGGTCTGGAGAATCCTTCGATCGTATGGGCTGACGGCACAGAACACGAGTGGCCATTCGATGGGCGCCGCTTCCGGCTGGCTAGTTGCCTGCTGAAGCTGCCGTCGAAGGCCTATGCCAGCACCTGAGCAGGATGTTCTGATGACCGAGAAAAGTCACTTCGAGCGATGGTGCGACATCATCGCCAAAACGGCCACCAAGCGCGAGGCGCCGGCCTGGTGGCGTCACAAGAAGCGCGGCGGTCGCTATAAGCTTGTCGGGACAGCTCAAGTGCAGGCGCCGGAAGATGCCCCGCTGACCGACTACGAGGTTGTCCAAGTCTATGTTGATGACAAGGGCGAGATGTGGATACGGCGCCGCTCCGAGTTCTTTGATGGCCGGTTCGAGCCCATCACGCCCCTGCCCAGCAGCTAAACAGGAGTACGCCATGGGCGAAATTATTGACCACGATTTCGGGAAAGATGACCGAGAACACGCCCGGCGGCTCGCCAAACTGCTTCGGATTGTAAAGGAGACCGAGCAGGATCTGCTGGCAAATCCCGGCAAATACTTCGACATGGCGTCAAAGAAGATCGCTGAGCAGGAACTGCTTCTGCGGGCACTCTCGGACGCTATCAGAAAGTCTTGGATGGTGAAGCTGGACGACCCAAGCCTAGGGCCGCCAACTTACCAACAGCCCGATATGCTACGGATCGATCGGCGCGACTACGAGGCCTATCAGGCCATCAAGGAAATGCTCCGCGAGTGGGAGCAGAGCACCTAAACAGGGATGTGAGCCATGGATATCAAAATAGGATGCTACGGCCCGACCCCGCAAAAGACCTCCGCCTCAACCGAGTTGAGGGTTGCAGGAGGTTCCGGAGAGCGCAAGGCACTGCTCTACGGATACGGGATGACAGAGCGCGGTGCGAGGCAACAATTGCTGGAGCAAGCCAAAGCGCTTCGAAACGAACTAAATCTAGCGATCGAAGACATGATAGAGGAGCTTTGCAGCAACTTGCGCGACAAACCGCTTGCTGAGCGTCAGGCTGCCCTTCAACGCCCTTAAGCCACAACCGAGGTAGACATGAAAATCTGGTTTGATACTGAGTTCATCGAAGACGGTCGCACTATTGAACTCGTCAGCATCGGTATGATCCGAGAGGACGGTGCCACCTACTACGCTGAGACCGATCAATACAGGCCGGCCAAGGCATCGCAGTGGGTCAAGGACAACGTCCTGGTTCATTTGAAGGGCGGAGAGGCGATCAAGCCTCTTGACGTCATCGGCCGTGAGATTGTCGAGTTCGCTGGCGAAGGTCCGGAGTTCTGGGCCTATTATGCCGACTATGATTGGGTCGCTCTCTGCCAGCTATATGGCACGATGATGCAGCTCCCCGATGGTTGGCCAATGTACTGCCGCGATGTGAAGCAGCTTTGCGATGACCTCGGTAACCCGAAACTGCCCGAACAAGATTCGATAGAGCATCACGCCCTATTCGATGCCGTTTGGACTAAGGATGCTTGGCAGTTCCTTCGGCTAAAGAAGTACGAGGCCGAGATCGCCGCCAACGCGCCACGCGCCCACTAGGCCATCCCCGATCACCCTGAGACAACGAGGAAACCAACATGCCACCTATTGAATTTTGGTTCATCACCATTGGGGTGATCGTCCTGATCTGTCTCCCGCAGCTTATTTGGCCGCCGCGAGGCGGAAATCCTTTCGAGCCCCTTTGACCCTGTGAGGGAGCTTTGTTGACTACCTGTGGCTGCGGAGCACTGGCGTTTTCCGGTCAATTATGGCAGCCTAGACCATTATTTGAGGGGATTTCCATGAAGATTGTTGGATCTGCGCCGATTCTGGCTATTTGCGTTCTGTTGTCCGTCCCCGTCATGGCCGAAGAGCCTCTGACCCAACAGAAGAGTAATGGACCTCCGCCAAGGGAACGTACCGGACCTACGACAAGCGGCGATGTAATCACGCAGGCCGCAGTCCCTGCTCCGGAAAACGGAAACATTATCGTTAAATTCGGCGAGACCACCAAGATCTACTTTAAACGTCCGATCAAATCCGTTCACCTCGATGACGATCTTCTCGTCAAGGTCATGCCTTTGTCAGACCATACCATCGCATTCACTGGATTGTCGCCAGGACGCGCTAGCGTAACCGTTGAATCGAAGGACGGCAAAACTGATAGTTGGGGTCTGGTGAGCGTGGTGCGTGAGCCGCATGTCGTGAAAATCTATCAGCAGGGCGAAATAAATAAGCAAACCGGAGAGCGCCGGTCAGACAGCAGTTCAGCCATTGGCGGCTATGTCACGCTGAGCTGCAACGAGATAGGCTGCACAGAGGTGGAGCCGGAGCTTCAACCGAAGTGGCCAACAGGTCGCCCCTGATATCGAATTAAGACAAATGGCCGGGCCTGTCCCGGCCATTTCCAGCTTGCTATCCTGCCCGCATGGCAGAAGGCGATCCAGTCCGCATCCGCAAGCACGTCACCGACCGCATCCCAGATTCGGGTAGCTATGGAGTGCATTACGCTGATGGACGCGAGACGGTCTATTTCTACTTCGATGACAATGCCGGCCGCCGGTCGATCCGGCGCGTGGACGATAGCAAAACGGCCCTAGCCAAGGCGCGGGATTTGGCGAGGCGGTCATGGCGGAAATAGAGGTCTACACCGAGCGGTACGAGCGCGAGCACGGGCATAAGCCTGTCGGTCGACGGTTCTGGTCCTTTACCATCGTCTCGCCGATCGCCACGGCCAAAGACCACTTCCTCCACACTGACCAAGCCATGACCTACGACAAGGCGCTTGAACGGGCCATGGAGGTGGCGACGAAACGGAGATCGGTGAGGATTATTGTGGAGCCCTAAACGAAAAAGAGCCCGGCCCCATTGAAGGAGCCGGGCTCAGTCTAGGGAGGAAACAGGCCTGAAGGCATCAGGCCGAGCTACCGCCGTCACAGACATGCCGGCGGATTGGTGGATTACGACGGCTTGCCGATCAGTTCTTTCTGCATACCCTTAAGATCGCTCTTGATCTCGGCACCAAGGGCCTTGATATCCGCGCGGATCGAATCCGTCGCGCGAACGAATTCGTCCTTCTTCACGTAGTGGTCACGCCCGTATATCTCGACTTCTCGGACCTTCTTTTCGACATCGGCGATATACTGTCGCATAGCTGCGCCAACCTCTCCGAAATTGTGATCCTGCGTCTTCTGATCGGCGTCGAAGCGCTTCTCTAAGTCCTCGATTTTCTCGATGACCTTTTCGCGCTCCTGGTCGATCTCTTCCCGGACAGCAGCGCGCATCTGCTCGACCGCTCGACCAAGCTTGAATGCTCCCAGCACCCAGGTCCCGAGGAAGCCAAGGGCGCCCAGCCCCAGCATCACCCACTGGTATGTCGTCATTTCCCGTTAAGCTCCTAGAAATCCGCCGATTGCTAGGATCATTCCCAGCCGATGATGGTTTCGCGGCCATCGTTGGTCAGGCTCGCGCCAGTGTTCGCGCACGGGCGCGGGCCGCCTAGTTCCTGATTGCCCGGATGATCGTTGTGACGTTCTCCGCGCCACGTTTCGCGAAATACCAGGACATGATGAGGCCAGCCCAGACTGCGATCGGGCCAGCAACAACGTCGGTCGTGCCAAGGCCTAGAACCTTGTCCCAGATGATGCACTTCGCGTAGTAGACGAGCGTGATGTACATCGCGATCTTTTCGGGCTCGAACGGGTGTCCGATCTGCGCGATCTTGAGTTGGGTGATTGCCTGAGTTTCAGCGTTCTGGGCCGCTATCTCTTGGCCCGCCAATGTCGCAGCCGTCTGCTTGTCGCTTGTCGCAGCGGTCAGATGCGCCTGATAGGCGGACACCAGCGCTTTGGCGACTGGGCCGCCGAGGAACTGGAACAGGAGTGATGCAAAGGCGAACATCAGCCCTTCGCCTCTGCAACAGCCTGCACCGCGGCCTCTTTGGCGACCTCAGCCTGAGCGACCGCCTGAGCAGCGGCTGGCGGCAACTTTGCATCCGGCACGGCAACCAGCTCGAGCGGCTTGGTGGTGGTCTTTCGCAACCGGTTGATCAGCAAGCCGAGGATGCCAATGAACGCGCTCATGGAGAGGCTGCGCATGTCAGGCGGCACCTGCAGCCAGTCGAACACGCGGGTCGTCAGCGGCGTCAGGTCCAGGCTCTGCGCGAACGTCGCCAGCGAGTCATAGAACGTGACGAACAGACCGCCGGCCCAGAGCAACCGGCCGACCAAGATGGTCTCCGATTTCTTGAAGGCGGATAACTCTAGCGGCTCGATCCATGAAAAAAATCCAGCAGCCCAAGGCTTGGATTTGAGCCATTGTCGCCCCACAAGGGCGTACCAAACAAGCACTGCAAATATGATTGCGGCAATAGTCCAGATGATCATGGTGGTGGTGTTCCTTCTGATTGCTTTCGTCGAGCAAGAAGCCCTGCTCTAATCTTCTCGCGAGTCTCGGCACTCCTCGGTTTTCCACGCGAGAAGGCGCCGATTTTTGCTTTCGTTTCCTCGGTGTGAGGGATGCCTTTGCGGAACTGATTCCCGATCGAGGAAGCGCTGATTTTGTCTTTTGCTTCTTGAGTATGTTTGTGGCCGACCAGATACGAATTGCCAGCATTTGCCTTAAGCAGAGCAGCCTTCTGCGCTGCTGTTTGCGGCTTTCCTAGCCGCGCCGCACGCTGCTTCGCCCGGGTTTCAGCGCTAACTACTCTGCCTGTCAGCGCAGCTCTGATTTTTTCTCTACCCTCTGCCGTTACTGTATCGCGGCCCATCCGCGCGCTACTCATCTTCGCGCGAGATGCCTCAGAATGGCCGTGGCGATAACCGTTTGGACCACCCATGGCGAGATTCCAACCAATCCCAGCGACAGGACGAAGTCTCACCTCTTCGCGCAAGCAATCAGGTTGAGAGCCGGTAAAGATGATCTCCATCCTAGAATCTGCAGGAAATCGCTCTGTCCGCTTGTGCGCCTTGAACCGTTCGGGCGGGTTCCACGTCACACCGACATAGCCTTCCGTCGTCACATCCACGCATTCGTCGTTACGAATCCAATAAACAAAATAAATTCTATCTTTGATCATTGCTGCCTCACCGCGCTTCGCAGTGATTGTATCGCTTTGAGGACAACAAAGAATCATCGAACTAGGATTTCCTCCGAAAAACAGCAGCCAGAATGGCCGCGATGAAGTCACCCAGCGAGCCAGGCGCCGGGTTGGTGACGGACGGAGTGGAAGGCTTTGGAGGCGGAACGGTCGGCGCTGGTGCGGACGGTGCCGGCGCATGGTCCCCATCGAACGAGATCGACGAATCGAGAGACATCATGGCGAGCAACAGGCCAGCACAGCCCAGCTGCTTATCGACCGCGTTCGGATCGTACACACCGTCCCGAACATATTTGCCAGAGACGTACTGATCCGTGCCCGACCAGATGTAGGGCGACGGCTTGCCGCGCGAAAAATATCCCAATCCGTTATACTGCTCGAGCATCGTTAGCGTGCCACCGATCGACCAATCCTTGTTGAGAGCCGCCCGCGGCGCGCAGTTCACCAAGGCATCAATCGCCGCCTCTTCCCATGACTTGAACGGCCCCCTCCCCGCCGGCACATGGGTTGACACCTTGTTCCAGTGGTCGCCTTGGGCCAGCGAGCCGGCCCAGTCCTGCGAGCTCTCCCGCTCGTGCGCGACCGCGATGAATGCCCATGGAACTCCGGTCTTGGCTTCAACGGCCTGATAGCGGGCCTTGGCCGCTGGAGCCGCAAGCCGTTTCGCCACACTACTAAAGTCGCGCGTCAGCCTGGCTTTCGCCCAGCGGTTCGCATTCGCCGCCTTGAGGGCAACGAGGTCGGTCATTTGATACCTCAAAGAAAAAGCCGCCCGGAGGCGGCTTGGTGTGTCTTAGTGGTCACGCTCAGCGCTTGCTCGGGCGGGTTGTGCCGAGTAAGTTGCCGCACCCAGTTAAGAACGGGCGGGCACTAATCTTGAAATACCGCGCTGACATCGATGGCTTGAGAGCCATCGCCGTGCTGTCTGTATTGGCCTTCCATTACAATGCAGCTCTGCCGGGCGGCTTTACCGGCGTTGACGTGTTTTTCGTGATCAGCGGGTTTCTGATAACGCAACAACTCGCTGGCGAGATCGCAAGCGGCACCTTTTCTATCCTCAACTTCTACGACCGTCGCATTCGACGCATTGTGCCTGCGCTTGCCGTCGTACTGCTGACGACTCTGTGGCTGGGCAAGTTCTTGCTCTTGCCTGGCGACTACAAATCGATGGCAGCGAGCGCGGCATACGCAGCATTCGGCGCTTCGAACTTCTTCTTCCTGTCGAACACTGGCTATTTCGACCAAAGTTCCGATTTGATGCCGCTCCTGCACACCTGGTCGCTTGGTGTCGAGGAGCAATTCTATCTCGTCTGGCCGCTCCTTTTGGCGCTCATCGCGGCCGGTCGGAAGCGAATCGACCTCGTCGCCATCGTCGGCACCGCAGTTGTGATCGGCTTCGGCGCGAGCCTGCTCTGGCTCGACGCCGATCCCAAGGGCGCATTCTATCTGGTGCTGCCGCGCGCGTGGGAGCTCGCACTCGGCGCGCTGCTCGTGTTCCTGCCTCCTCTTTCGCAGCGCCTCGGTGCCGTGGCAATCGCGACCGGTCTCGCGTTGATCGGCGCCGGCTTCATCCTTGTCAGCGCGAGCGCTTTCCCAGGCACGGCCGCGATCTACCCATGCGTCGGCGCCGCGCTCGTAATCTGGCCGCGCCGGGACGAACCAAGGCTTAGCCATTGGCTCGGCAAGTTGCGTCCGATCGGGTTGATTTCTTACAGCCTGTATCTCTGGCACTGGCCGGTGTGGGTGTTGTTCCGCCACTACATCAACAACGCAGAGCCTAGCCGCCTTGAGGCAGTCGTGCTCGCAGCCATCTCGATCACCTTGGCAGTACTGTCGTTCCGCTTCGTTGAGAAGCCTTTCCGACAACGCCGCTGGTCGCCGACGCGCACCGTGCAAACCGGCCTCGCGACCGGCGCGGCTGTCTTCTGCTTCGGCATGTATGTGCACAGTGCTGATGGGCTTCCGGAGCGTATTCCGCCGGCCGTCTATGCGATGCGCAGCCTCGACGCGATGTGGGAGTGGCCGTGCCCGGCGTTCAAGTTCCAGTCTCAGCTTAACAATACTTATTGCACCTTCGGGCAGCCTTGGGACACCGCAAAATCGAAGGCGCTGCTATGGGGTGACAGCCACGCGCAGCACTTCGCGCCGCTGGTGCAAACTGCCATTCCGGATTACGGCACGCTGCTCTTTGCCTCCTGTCCCGCAATGTTCAACAAGCATATCTATCGCAAGATTGCTGACCTGCCGAACTACCCCGAACAATGCGCCGACCAGAGACAGCGCGCAATCAACCTCCTTCACGATGATCCGTCCATCAATCTCGTCATCTTGGCGTCCTCCTGGGCATACCTGCCTGCCATCACGGAACAAGACGGCACGCTCGGCAACAAGAGCGGTATCGAACTCGATGCCGCTGGCCTCGACGACCTCATTCAACAGACTTCAATCCCCGGCCGCCGGTTCGTTCTCATCGGCATGATGCCGCAATTCTTGCGCGATCCTATCCCTTGCGCCACGCTGGGACTAAACGGCCTTTTGCGGCGTCAGTGCGGCCCGGATCAGCAGCTTGTCCACCATATGCAGACGTTCTCGATCGACACTGACAAGATGCTTCGGGGCGTCGCGGCACGTCACCCTCATGTCAGTGTCGTGGTCCCGCGCGAGGCGCTGTGCGATGACAAGGGCTGCACAACGTGGCTCAACGGCGAATTCCTTTATCGCGACGGCGGACACATCCGCCGCAACCTCGAGCCCGAGACACGGCGCGCGCTTGCCGATCTGCTCGACCTGCCGCGGGCGCTCGCCGAAAGGCCTGCCCGGGCGGAAGCTTCTGCTGCACCCGACTAAAGGTAACCCGTGGCGGACCATGCAACTACAACAGACGTTCCCGGGTTATTCACCTGAAAGCCTGATGTAGTGGCTGAAACAGCATTAACAGGGCTGGTTGTACCGCCAGCGGTACTGCTGCAAACAACAGTTGGAATAGCGCTGAAAGCAATCGGAAACGTCACCGACGTATTCGCTGCTCCTGTTGCGGTGACAAGACCCCAGCAGTGAATGCCACCGTCCGCCTGGCGACGATACGCCTGATAGCCAGCCGACCCGGGGGTCCCGGTTTCGCCAAAACTTTTGACAGCGCCGATACTGACGTTGTTTCCGAAATCAATCCTCTTAGCCGGAATAGTGCCGTACGTGGTCGTACCCGCCATGAAAGCATTTTCATAACGGAGGTTACGAGTAACGCAATTGGCAAGCATATTCATCGTTGCCGATGCACCGTACTGGGAGAAGTTTCGGAAGGTAATATTCTCTACGGTCTCTAGAGAGAAGTCACCGCCGCTGTAGCCTGTCGCAGTAGTGAAAAGCTCCATACCGGTCGTGTTCTGAGTGCCGAGATTGACGAAGCCTGAGAACTCGATATTGCTCATGATATGGCCACGAGCAACGCCAGTATCAAAAGAACTGTTGCTCAGGTACTTCCCGGTCGCAATGAGCGGCGGATGGAACTGGCTGCCGGTATCAACATCGAACCTGATCTTGATGTTGCGGATGAAGCCAGCGGCCGGTGTTGCAGACCACTGGTCGAAAGCCAGGCGAACAATGCTGCCCGTACCTGCTACGACGGTTCGGCCCGGGTTGATATAATGTAGGTCAATATCAGAAAGCGTATTGTTCTCGTTGCTCTCGGCATTGTTCGCGTACACCTTCAGGAGGCAGTCATCGAACGTGCCACCATTTTGGCTGTACAACGTGACCTGGTGTTGGCGAACGTTGTAAGGAAAGTACGAACGGCCAGAATTGATAGCCTTGTACCGCAACTCTGCCTGATCGCCGCTTCGCTGGAAACTCGCCGGATAGTAGACGTTTGTGAATTCGCCGGACATGAACATGTCCCGGCCTTTATTCGCGTTGTTACGAACGGCACTGAATCCGGAGACACCCCCGCTTGGCATTAAGAAATCATGGACTTCAATGCCACGGCAGGCATTAACGAGGTAAATCCCTTGCGTGCCTTTAGCGCTGTCGAGAGTCGTATAGGCGGTCTGTACGATCTGAGGATTATAGATGCTGATGTTCTCGCAGTCAGTCCCGATAATCCCGTAGACAACGATAGCGTTAGACGCGAAATTAATTGGAATGCTGATCTTGCTGCCGTTGAAGTTCATCGCGAGCTTCTTAACCGCGTTGAAACTCATGATCGAAGAACCGGCCGATGGAACACTAGTCCAGACGAGGTAATTCTTGTTGTCTTCGAACTCTACTCGGCCGGTGCCGCGCCACTGAATTTCAGCAGCTAAGGCGGCTAGTGCGGCAGTATCGTCGGCAATGCCGTTACCCACCGCACCGAACATTTTAGGCGTCAACACCTTCTCGATATTCCGATACTTGCGGCCAACCGCATTCGTGATGGTCGCTGCGCTGGTCGTGCTCGGATCATAAGCGTACGCCGCTTGGGCACTCTCATCTACCACCATGATATGTTGCGATGTGGAAGATGCGGCTGCTGCAGATGCGGCACTGTCAAACAATGGTACGGTAGTGCCGGGGGGAAGCGTGAAATTGCCCGTCCCGTCATAGTACAAGGAGGCGTTGTTCGGAAGGACAGGCGCCAACCCTTTCGCCGATGTAGTCGCAACCGGCAGCGCGGCCGTCACCTGAGCCGGCGTAAGATCAGCTGGAACCGCAGTAGATCCAGACACGTTCCCCTTGAACGTGTTGTTCGCCATCGTTGCGAGTTCGGAATTGGCGACCGCTGCACCCAAGGTCCATGCTGCACTTCCTGTGCGTCGAAGCAGTCCCGTTCCAGTGAGTGCCGCTATAGCTTGCAGATCGGCATCGAGACCGCTCGTCAGAAGCGACGCCAACGAGACCGTGCGGTAAACGCCGCCAGTCTCGTCCTGGATGGCTATAAAGGCTGTCGTGGGATCGGAAATAGGACCCGGTGTAAGAACTGAATAGTCAACACCGAACGTGTAAGTCCCGTTCGACTTCGTGACCGTCAGGAAATTCGTGGTCTCAACGTTCGCCGGGAAGCGAGCATCCATCTTCCCCTTGATGACGGGCTTGGGAAGAACCTTGATCTTGATCACAGGAACGGTCACGGCTTGGGGATTCCCTGCTGGATCGTTAGGTCACCCTCGAACAAATCGACGGTGTCGCCATTCAATTGATAGTAGCCACCAATGCGGTACGAGCCCGCACACAGGTTCATTTGCGAATAAGGAACGTCGAGCTCGATCACGCCGGTCGAGATAATTGAGATCAGTCCATTGTCCGTTGTCGCAAGAATTCGCTGGCAGCACTCCTGATCGACAACGGCGATCGCGATGAAGGCGCCCGTGAAGTCGAGCAACTGGCCATAGGTCGGGCTGTCCGGGTCACCGTCCGTGAACTGGAACTGGGTTTTCCAGTCGCGATTGCTGCGAGTTGCTGAATTCAGGGTGATGGACATCAATCGATGCTCACAATTTGATATAGAAGGTTGCGAGCTTGGTCGGCTGGACGTTCGAGAACGAGCTTCCGCCAGTGTTATTTGACGTGGCCGATCCCGTAGCAGCCGGAGCATTGACCACTGTGATCGATGCCCCCTGCGAGAACGCTTGCCATACCTGCGCGCCGGCATTGGCGCTGAACAGCGTCAGGCCAAATCCCGTTGTAGGCGCGGTCAGATAATTAGAAGCGGTAAGCGTCGTGCTGACTGTCGATGTGATGCCCGTAGGCAATTGAGCGAGCGTCAGCGTTTGTGCACCTGTTCCGCCACTGGCACCCAATGTCGTTGCATTTGGAGAGACCATCGAAGCGTCGAGCCGCCCGGCAGCGCTGTTACCCATGTCGTCAAGTCCGGCGAGCAGGCGGCCTCGCCAATCTGGAAGCGCAATGGTCTTATTAGCGGTCCAGTCAGCTGCAGCGTTTGCGCCACGTCCCCCGCTCACCACAAGGTTAGCGTCAGCGTTCCAAAGGTAGACAAACAGAGCTTGGCAATCAGCGTTTGCTCGCTCACTTGCGCCGCTGGTCGAGGAGCCGATTGTGCGTCCGTTGAGACGAACCCAGCCTGACAGAACCGCAGTCCCGTAGGCCGACTTCATATCCCCTGTTGAGGCGATCGTGGTCGGGTCTACCGAGCCACCCCCACCTCCGCCGCCCGAACTTGGCCCAACAACAAGTAGGTTGTCCTGAACGAATATCTCGACGCCATTCTTGTCCGTCAGGCGGAGCTTGATCGTGCCATCGGCGACAAACCACTGCGGAAGTCGCCCTGTTGCATCGCAAAGCATCGGATTGGGCTGAAGAAGAGATAACCCAGTATCCTGATAGGAATTTTGAGGGGTGCCGACGGTCCCCGCCTGAATCACATAGAGGCGGCAACCAGGGGCAATTTTGCCCGTGTTATCGAACTGGGGGGTCAGCGAAAAGCCGGGGACAGTCCCCGCGGCATTTGCTACACTCAGAAACGAAAAAAGCGCCGCAATCGCGACGCCGAGCAGTCTGATCATTAGAGCCTCTATGTGGAAGCTGTTCCAGTTATCGATCATGGCCGCCGTGATGTGCGGCAACATCTATTACGAGTGGACGCCTAACCCGTATCTCGCCGGCCTATTGGGCGTTGGCGCGGCCTACATCGCCACGCTGGTTCTGGGACGAGCCTTTCAGGCGCTGTTCGGTCGTCGCAGCGCCAGCCTGTGCGATAATCCGGCCAGCCATCACAAGAGCACGGTCGGAGCCAGGTGGGATCCGGACAATGTTGCGCAGTACCTGGCCCGAGTCCGGGCTAGTGAGAATGCGGGCAAGCTGGTCGAGATTGCGCCCGAGGCTCCATGCCTTGAACGCATCGTTCGCGAAGCTCATCCACTTCCCCGGGCTGGCGCCCTTGGCCGCAAGCGCCTGCAGTCCCCCGGTGGACATTGACTGAACTTCCAGCTGATTGAAGGCGGTCAACGAGCCCTTCGGCTGCCGAGTGCCGGTCGCCGACATGATGTCCAGAAGCCGTTCAAAGCCTGCCCAACGCGCCGTTCCGTTCGGCAGCGCCTCGATCGCCGCGCGCAGGTTCTCGCGCTGCTGAGCACCGCCGGCCAGCTTTGCGGCGAACTTAGCGCCCGCGAACTGATTTGCTCCACCTTGAAGGTCGCGCGCGGCCTGATTGAAGACCATCTCGACGTGAGCCCGCACCAATTGCTCGGCGACCGCAGGGCGCTGGCGAGCGAGCTGGAAGACCGCGTTCCTGATTTCGCCCTCGGTCCCGGGGACCGGGTTCTCAGGAAAGAGGACGTTGATCGCCTTCTGGGTCGTCATGTCCTTTTTGGCGAGCCGACCAATCGGTCCCTGCATAAGGGGTTCAAGGAACTGTTCGCGCCCTTGGCGACCGATATCGAGCGCGATTTGGTAATCCTGTGACTTGACCTCAGCAATTTGTCGCACCGCGGAAGCCTGCATCTCGCGCGTGGCTTGCGTCTCGTGATTGCGTTCCGGATTGAACCTGGAGGCGGCGTTTTCCGCCAGATTGTCAAAGTGCTTTTTGACCGCGTTGAGGAAGCCGACTGAATTGTCCGGCATATTAGCGACGCGCCAACCGTTCGGGCCATTCCGAACTGCATCGCGCGCCTCGGTCCAGCCCGGAATGGATCGAACGTGGCTCATCTCGGCCGGCGTCAACAGTACGCCTTCGGCGTTCTGATAGAACGGCTCGGCGGCCTGATTGATGCGCTGACGAACATCGGTAAGCGTATTGTTTGAGAGGTCCCGCGCTTGCGGGCCCAAGGTCGATGGCATCGCAGGTATGCCGCCCGTCTGGTCAAACTGTTGCCGAGCCGCGCGCTCGATCTGCGCCGGCCGATCGGAAAAGACCTCTTGCATCTGTGGTCTGGTCTGCGCGTGGCTTTCCAGGATGCGCTGGGTATCCGTCAAAACAGGCTGACCAGTTACGCGCGAAAGCGCTTCCGGCCACGTCAAGGTAACGCCGCGGGTCTGAGCGTGCTCGATCAGCTGGCCGGCCCGAGTGATATCCTGCTCGGTCACGGAAGCCGGGATTTTGGCCCTGATGAGCTTATCGACCGTTCCGGGCCCAGAGATAGCGGCGCCGGCTACGCCTCCCAGGAAGCCCGCCAATGCCTTCACGTATGGGTTCTGATCGCTCAGGCGGCCGGCAGTGATTGCCGCAGCCGCCGGCACAATGGCCTGTGTCGCGACCTTGCGGGCGATCCCTCCCGGGCCAGCCAAAGCCGCCGGCAGGAATTCCCCGACCGTCTCGGCATCGGCCTCGTTCTGGTTCTGTGGCTTGCGGAACGGTCCCGTAACCGTCTCGACGGCCCCCTGAATGTCCTGTGAGGTCGGCACCTCATAAGTGCCAGGGAGATCACCGTGCGCGCCGGCTGCCACGCCACCCTGTGAGCGGGCGCTTTCGTCCCGGAGGAACTTGGCGATTCCGGTATCGGGGATCGATGGCAGTTTCTCCGCGATGTAGTCAGCACCCCTCTTCAGGAGAACAGCGGCATCACCAGGAAGGCCAGCCAAGCCGATTGCACCTTTGGCAACGCCGACCGCGCCCTGCTTGGCCATCCCGTAGGGGTCGGTCGGTTTCTCCGTCGGGAACGAATCCCAGCTGTTGTCGCCCGCCCCCATATTCATGATGACGCGCGTCGGATGACCGTCCTGCGCAGGAATGGTCGTCACGCCACCTGTGGACTGCGATGGCGCGCTGGTGGGGAAATCGTCCCAACTATCGGCCATCAGGGAACATACCTCGTCACGCCGTTGCTATCGGTGAAAGCGTCGCCGCTCTTGAGCTTGCCCGATGCAACCGCGGCCTTAACGTCAGCGACCGATGAGAACTGGGGCTGGCCGGACGGAGCCGCGCTCGCCGACTTCTGCGGCGTCTGCCCGATCACCTTATGCCAATCCTTGATCTCGGCATCCGTAAACAGCGGGTGCTGCTTATAGTATTGCGTCACGGCCTTGTCGAAGCCGGCATCCAACACGCCATTCTTTTCCTTGTAGTTCTGCGCCATCTCCGCGATATCGGCGTTGCGCTGATGCGTCCGCTTGGAGATTTCGACCAGCAGTTGGTTGGCCGGAACGGAGTTTTCAGGAGACGCCGCCGCCTCGCGCGCCATGTTGATTTCAGCGACGCGGATCTGGCCGAGGCCCTTCAGCGCGCCAAGAGACGAAAGCACGTTGGCCGCCGTCGCCTTGCGCAGATATTCCTGCGGAACAGCCGCCTCCGGATCGATGCCGACTGCACTCTTGAGCCGCTTATAGAGCAGATTGTACTTCTCACCAGCACCCGAGAAGAAGTTCGGGTCTTTCATCTGCTCCTGCAGCAACTCGAGCTGCGGGATTTCCATCTGCGCCTTAGTGCCGCTTTCCACCAGCGTTTGATACTTCTGAGCGCCGAGCTTGGCCTCTTCCGTGGCCGCCGTCTTCTTGGACTCGTTGTCGGCCAGCCAGTCATTGAACGGCAAGTTGCCGCCCTGACGCCGATAGAGGTCATACTCCTTCATCGGGCCGGTCGGAGCGCCCTGATCCTGCAAAGCCTTCAGGCGCGTCGTGGCGGCCTCCTGGACCGACTTCGGAAATGCGGGGTTGCCAGCAATATAGGTGTAATACGCGATCTGCTTCTGGATCTCTGGATCGGCTCCTGTTGGAACTGCACCACGAGTCGGGAGCGCAGACGGCGCGCCAAACGTGCCCTGGTTCTGCTGCGGGTTGACCGGCGGGATATCCTGCTGCGTCGGCTGGCCGGTCTGCGCAATCTGCCCCGCCCCCATCCTCTTCAACTGCTGAACAGCCGGCACAAGGACGTTGCGAACTCTGGGGTCGTTGATATCGATCTGCGCATTCGGATCATCCAAGCCGAGCTGGCGCGCAACGGATGCGCTTGCCGCACCGAGTTCGCTATTCGGGATGCCCTGCGCCTCAAGCACCTTCATCACGGTAGCGCCGCCCTGAGGCTGCTGTGGAGCGGCCGGAGCAGGACTAGCAGTCTGGCTGATCGGAGGAGCAACGGCAGTGCTCGCTGATCGGCTCGTGGACGGCGGCACTACTACCGTTTGAGGGGCTGGCTGAGGGCCACCAGCCTCCATCTGCCCCATTTTAGCAGAGGCTTCCTGCCCAAGCCTAAGCTGATCCCGCTGAATGCCAAGGTTAGCCGCAGCCATGCCTTGCCCGAGATCGCCCTTCTGAAAGAGCGTCTTCGCCATCGCACCAAAATCCGGCTGGCCATTGGCATCAGTCGGAACGCCGTCCTTGAATGCGCGGCGCGTGTCGAAGTCGGCACGCTGCTTATTGGCGTCGAAGAACGCCTTGACCGGATCAAAATTGGCGAAATCGGCGCGGGTGTTGCCGCTGGCACCAGAGATGATTGAATCAATGTCAGCCATCAGAGGAACGACCCAAACAGGCTGGCGCCAGTCTTGATAGCGCCAAGAATGTTGTTGCCTACGTTGTAGTTGTTCATCGTTGCTGCAGCGTCAGATGCGCCCTGCCCCGTGTAATTGGCGTTCGCTGCAGTGCCTTGCCCCTGATACGAGGCGTTGAGCGCGTTCGCCTGTCCTGTTGCTGCGTTTGCCGCACCAGCGACGGCATTCGAGTTCGCACCAAGATACGGGCTTAGACCCTGCAGATAATTGTTGTACTGCTGTCCAGCCAAGCCCGTTGCAAAATTCATTGCATCGGTGTCGGCATTCCCAGACGAGAGATTACCTGCCGCGGCATGCGTCCGGTTTAGCGCCTGCAAGCCCTGGTCAAGTGAGAATCCGTAAGCGCCATACTGACCAGAGTTTTTGAAGTTGTCCGTTGCGCGTTGCAACCCAGCAGCACCATTTGCACCGGACGCATCAGCGTAGGCACTGGATCCCGCGCCAGTCGTGTCGATCAGGTTGTTGTAGAGCGAAGACGCCTGACCATATCCCGACGTGATGGCGTTCCGGCCCTGACCATACAGACCAGAGAGAGCGTCATATCCCTGCTGAAGGCCAGCATTACGCTGACGCGCCGCCTCCTCCGCAGTGTCGTTGCTGAAAAGATCAAAGAGACCCATTCTAGTTCGCTCCGGGCTTCAATTTCTTCGCGGTGCCGTCATAGACAAGCACCTGACCATTCGTGATCGGCGTCGAGTTATCGACATCAGGTGCATCGAGCACCCCGCGCGCGCCGAGAAATGCTAAATACTCATCCCACGCCTGGCTAATCGTACGTCCATCAGCCTCAAGCAGAGGTGTGGACTTATCCGGCTTCGGAATAGTGCGCATCAGTGGTTTCTTAACTGCGTGTCTTGCGTCGCACCAAGGAACGCCACGTACACGGGATCAGAGACCTTTAGTCGCCAGCGGCGACCTTGCACGCCCGTCATCCCGGTCCTGAGCATCGTAATCCGCTGCGGCGTTGCTTGCCGGCCGAGCTTGCGAACGTACTCTCGGCTCCAGGTAATGCCGCCATCGTCCGACCAAGCAATGCCTACGCTCGGATCGGTAGCGATGGGGTCTTGGCCCGTCGCCTGCCCCACGCCAACCACAAAGTTGAAATCAGCCCGTGCAACCCGCGTTCTGTTCGGAAAGTTGAGAACAGGCCCGCTCTCGATCTGAAAAACGAGAGGATTACCGAGGTCGCTATAGGCCGCCGAATCGACATATATCAGCTGGCCGGCCTGCGTGTCGCCGGTGATCCACTTACCGAATGCCGAAATACCGCTGATCGCACGCCAGCGCGTCTGCTGGTAGCTCGCCTTCTCGTTCCACTTCTTGCTACCGAGATCGAATTCCCATGTAAAACTAGGGCAAGTAAGCACCCATTTGGGATGACCTTGAGCGACGTAAACGCTGGCCTCAAGAGTTGTCTTATCCGCTATGCTGGCAATCAGCCGCTCAAGATCAGGCGGCGAAATCTTTAGAGGATTTGGTGTGCCATTGGCCTGACGAACACTGTTGTCATCCGCTACCCAGATCAGCGACGGCTCCGCGCCATCTTCCTGTCCTGCTACCGCGTAAGGACCGATCAGACCTCGCTGCAAAACATAGGAACGCGAGAAAGGAAATCCGGTCGCATTTGCGGTATCGTTGTAGACCTCGCCGAACGTTGGGCCGAAAGCGTAGAATTGACCGTTGAACGGCAGACCGCGGAGCAAACCGCCCGGCTTAGACTGGGCGGTCGTCTTGTTCAGCGTGTTGATCGTGGTCGCATTCTGATCAGACGCTTGGATCGTGCCGTCGCCATAGGTCAGCAAGAAATAGCTATCCATGAAGGAAACGCTGTTTGGTGCGCCAGCCGCGGACCAAGACGACACCGCAGCACTCGTGACAATGAACCCGCCAGTACCGGGAGCAACACACACCACATCAGGCGTAGGCGTCTTGTTGTTGCGCGCCCAAAAGACTTTCTCGGTGCCGTTGAGCGTTCCGGTCAGAGCAGTTTCAACACCACCAGACGTGAACGTTGAAGCTTTGTTTCCCCACGCCGCATAGAGAGAGCTACCAACGAGGAGGCCGCCGCGGAATCCGGTGTTTGCCGATGCGCCGAACAGCGAGAGCCCGGGAGATTTCCGCCACACGACTGCCGGCGGTGCCAGCCCCTTCTTCGCCAGCACATCTTTTCCCAGCGGCTCGGCATAGCCGTTGATGATGCGCCCGGCGCTTTCCTGCGACGATGCCCCCGGAGACGAACTCAAGGGGAACGGAATTGGGGTCAGTGTCACTTAGAAATACTCGACAGCCTGCGGGCCATAGCCGGGTGTTTGCCGAGTCAGCACGCGAATTCGATTGCGGAATTGCTGCGCAGCATTCTCGTCGGATTTGCCGCCAAACTCCTCAGCGGCCGCATTCGCAACCAGCTTGCAAAACGTCGTGAACAGGCCATCGTCCAAGGTGTCAGGGTCATCGATGTAGCAAGTGCCGTCACTGTTGAGTTCGGCCACCTCACTATCGATGTATCCGTCGATGGTAGTCGCGTCCTCATCGGACACAGGCGCGCCAACGTCTCCACCCGTCAGGATCGCAATGACCTTGAATTGGATCTGCTGGCGCGTCTTGGACATCAGACGACCGGATCAGCCGAGGCTTCTGCTTCCGCCTTCGCCGCTTTCTCGGCATTGCTCGGCCGACCGCGCTTCGGCTTCTTGACACCGTCGTCCTCGCCGACATCGATATCGAAGTGCGGGTTGTTCTCTAGCTTACCCATCAGATGGCCATGGTCATCCGAGTTCAGCTCGACTTCCTGGCCGTGGAAGAAGGTGACGCCACCCATCTCCACCACCTTGTTGTCGCCTTCCGGCGCGTTGTAGGTCGCTTTCGCTTTCCGCATGTGATCCTCCAAAATGAGACTGCCCGCCTATCAACGCGACAGGCGGGCAATGGATTCCTTTACGGGTTCGCCATGAACCCTTCGAGGTAGAACGTCAGCGTGCCGGCGGCAGCCGTGGCAGAGTTGGTCGAGGGCTGCAGCAGGATGTCAGTGTCCGCCGTGAACTGGTAATAGGCACCAGTCGTTGCGATCGTGCTGGTGGACGTACCGGCCTGACCGATGGTGGATGCCGACAGCAAGCGCGCGGCGCTGCCAGCATCGCCGATATTAAGGGCCAGCGTCGGAGTGCCGTTGGTGTCCATGTCGGAAGCCGACGCGAACAGGTTGGTGGCAATGAAGCCGGCCGGGACGCGACAGATCGCAGTGATCGCCGTGGTCACGAGGTCGGTGGTCAGCAGATTGACGGTGCCACCGAAGACTTTCTTGGTCCGGGCAAAGCCCTGACCGCCAGCCTGGGGCTGGGAATAAGCAACGCGAGGAGCCATTTGGCTATCTCCTTGAAGATGGAAAAGGAAAGAGCCGCCCGAAGGCGGCTCACGATGGATTAGGCGTCGCCGACGCCGGAGACGAAGCCCGTGACACAACCCCAATCGACGAGGTCGCCGACCGTCGCGCCGGACACGTTCAGAGGAGCCTTGGCGATCTTGCCAACGCCGTACTGAGCCTCGATGCCCATGCCGGTGACGAAGTCGTAGTCGCCGTCCTCGAGCTGCGTCGGGCGCGGCATCTGGCCCATGACGTAGGCAAACGCCGCCTGACCGCACAGGAACACCGGTTCAACGTCGATCGACGCAGCGCCGACACCCTTGAGCAGCAGACGCTGGGTGATCTCCGGGATTTCCAGATAGAGCACGCCGTCGTAGACCATGCCGCCGCCAGTGAAGATCGGGTTCTTCTTGGTCGGGTCGCCGCTCTCACGCGAACGCGCATCGCGGTTCGCCTGATACATGGTCGGGTCCTGCTGCAGATCGCGGAACGCACGGGAGCCCAGGAAGCAGATGTAGATTTCCTGGTCCGTTTCCGGGATCTGATAGGGCGTGATCTTCGGCCGGCCGTTGTAGACGCCCGGGTTGTTCGGATCGACGCCAGACTGCTTGGCCTGCCGCTTGAGGAGCGAGCCGACCGCCGCGGTCATTTTGTCGTTGGTCGAGTCCACGTTGGCGACCGCAGTCGCGAAGGTCGTGGAATAGTTGCCCAACGCCGAACCGAACACGACACGGTCGAAGTTCGCAGTGGTCCACGAGTTCTTGTTCGCGGCGGTGGCCGCCGACCACTTGATGCCGTTCACACGATTACCGGGCGACTGAAACCGGTTGGCCTGGATCGTGGAAGACGGGATCGACAGGAGCATGTCCACGAGGTCGTCACGGACGATGCGGCGAGCCCAGCCGCTCAGCAGTTCGCGAGCCGTGGAGCGAACGTTAAAGCTCGACTCCTTGTTCGCCGCGCGGTTGTTGGCGACCGCGTTACGAGCCCAATCGGCCCAGAGCGGCATGCCGTAGCTGTCCAGCTGCTCTTCATTGCCGCGCAGCGTGCCAGCGCCAACGCCAGCACCCGAAAGCTGGGTGACGAGCGGGACGTTCAGCTGCTTGCCGTCCGACTCAAGGTCGGCCATGCGGATGATGACGCTGGTCGGCGCCGAGCCCATGAAGGGGTCGAAGCGCGACTTGCGCAGAAAGTCCGACGTAACGCGACGCCGGAATTTGATGAGTTCGTTGTTTACGTGGTTACCGGTGAGCATGTGCTCAATCTCCTAAGGATGATCGGCTGCTCACCCGCCCCCAATAAAAAACCCGCCTCGAAAGGCGGGTGCTTTGCTTGGATGTCGGGTAGATCAGCCGGCGATTTGCTCGAAAAGCTCGCGATCGGACACGTCGTCGTTTGTGTCTTGAGATCGGAGCGCTGCGTTGGCCCGGCTCGCGCCGGTCATAGAGGGAGGCAACTCAACCTTGGGACGACCGTTGTTCTGAGCAGGGCGCTGCTGCTGTGCCGAGCCGCGGGCCACTTCGACCGCGCGGGCCAGAAAAGCCGGGTCCTTCAACCGCTCTTCCAGCTGTTTCTCGAGCCATGCCTTGGGATCGTTGCCGACCTCCTGCATGGTCTTCTGCTCCCGATACCATTCGAGAAGAGTTCGACCGGGATTGCGCGATTCCTGCATCCGGGCCTTGAGCGCCGGATCAACCCGCTGCTGTGCGAGCGCATATGCCGCTTTGAAATCCTCCGGGTGCTGCTCAGCAGCCGCCTGAAGGCTTTCTTCGCGACGCTCGCTGAGGACTTCCTGACGGATTTCCTCGCGGACATGTTTCGCGTATCCCTCCGGATCAATCAGGGGGTCCGGACGCGCCGGCCTCTCCTGTTCCGTCTGGGTCTGTTGACGTGGCTGCTGCGAAGCCCGGCGCAGTTCGGCCAATTCGGCCTTGATGCGTTCGTTCTCCTCGGCAAACCGGCGCCGCTCCTCATTGACCTCGCGCAGCCGCCAAGACGGGATGTGCGGAGCATTGTCGTCGATCTGCTGCCGATCTGCATCGGTCGGCTGATCTTGGGACGCTGCCTGCGTGTCCGCCTGCTGCTGGGTCTGGTCAACCTGCTGGTCCGTCTGCTGGCCCGAGATTTCCTCGGCGCCTTCATCCGCCACAGCCTGGTCAAACAGTTCGGTGTCGCTAAGCTCCTGCTCGTTCATGGTCTTCCCTTCGCGTTTCGTGCGATAACGTGGTGCCCTCTATCGCTCAGGCATGCGTGAGTGAGCCGATATCGCTGGCTCGTGCGATCTCTATGCCGCTGGCTGCGGCTTGGACTTCGCAAGCTGCGCTTGGTAGGCAGCCTTGTCCTTTGCGATGTCCATGTCCTGTGAATGGCGCTCCTGCTGCATGCGCGCAGCGTTGGCAGCCTTGATCCGCTCGATCTGGATGTCCGCAGCGGCTTTCATCCGCTGGATTTCGATATCGTTCGCCGCCTTCATGCGCTCGATCTGCGCATCCATCATGGCCTGGCGCTCGTCCATCTGTTGCTGACGAGCTTTCATCACCATGTCCTGCTGCTGCTGCACCGCGGCGCGCTGATCCTCGCGCTGGGCGGTCTGCGCGTCGATCTGGGCCTTGATGACTGCCGGATTCGGAGGCGGCGGGGCGTTCATCTTGGCGTTGATCTTGTCCAACATCGGCTTCTTGACCGAATTTGGCAGCGGAGACAGCTCGATCGCGATATCCGGGAACTGCTGCAGGAATTGCGGGCCGAGCGACTGCAGGATCATCATCGCATCGCCCTGCATGTTCACTGCATCCGGGCCCTCGTCGATGATGATATCCACATCCAGCGAGCCGATCGCGTTGACGATCTCAGGCCGGCCGAACTGATCAACCTGCAGCTTGTTGATCTGGAAGAACTGCGCGACGTTCATGTCGTCCGTCACGCGGATCCAGCGTTCTGCGGTCCAGTAGCGTTGGATGATGTTCCAGATGTCGCGATAGACGCGGATCTTCCAATTCTTGTAGGCCGACAGATACGGGCCGAGCTCGGCGATGCCGGCCTGCTGCAACAACTGAATGGCGCGGCCAGAACTATCCTCGAGCCCCTGCCCGATCAGGGCCGGATTAGGCCCGAAATTCTCGATCTCGTTCTTGGCCTCCTGGAGCATTTCCAGCTGGCCCTTGAAATCGTTGTTCGTGGACTGATCCGGCTCCATCTTCATGCCGGGATTGACCTCAACCCAGCCGTCCGGCTTAGCCCATTCGCGGCGGGCGATCTCGATATCGTCGACCGCTCCCTTTTCCGAGACCACGCGCCGGCTATTGAGCAGATGCAGCGCCTTAGAGCGCCGATGGTTGACCTCGTCCTGCGGGCTCTTCAGATTGCGGACGAAGCCATAGCGGTCGCCGTCGTGATCCACGTTCGCCGAGTACATGCGATACCGCGGGAACGTCTTGCCGCGCTCGTCAATGAACGGTGAAATGCCTTCCATCAGCTTCAGAAAGCCGATGTAGAGGCACCATTTCCACTTGCCGCCGTGAATGTACCAATGATCGACCATGCGGCACTTCCGCTCGGTCATATTGATCCAGTTACGGTCGCGGTCGGTGTCCTTCTCGGTCGTCAGGTCCGAGCCGGTCTCCATCAAGGCGTCGATTTCGTCTGCCTTGTCGGGTACAAGCTCCTTGGCGAGCTCAATATCGACCCATTTGGCGACGCCGAGATAGCGCGCGTCCGTGAAGCCCTCATCGAACGACCGCGGGTCGTAGAAGAACCCGTCGCCATAAGCGATGTGCAACTCGAGACTGGGATCTTTCTCGTCCCCCTGCACCAAATCGTACTCGATGCCGGCGACGCCATCGATCCCGCCCGCTCTGGCGATGCGAGATGACTTGGATTTCCAGTCGTTGTTGTCGAGCACAAACCGCAGCGTCGCGGTCGCCAGTTCGGCGCCCTCATCGTGCTTCGGCGTGCGCGGATAGGCCTTCGGATCCTGCCTTAACCGCTCGACAAGCCCCACAACGGCGTCGATCTTGCGGACGATGCGGTTTGACGTGACAACCGGCTGCTTGCGGCGCCGCAACTGCTCGATCTCGTGCTTGGTCCACTGGTCGCCATGGTAGTAGTGGCGAGCCTCGACCATCTCGCGGTTTTCGGCGTCCTTCGCACCGGCATAATCGTTGAACTGCCGGCGCAGCCGATCGAGGCTGTAATAGGTCTCTGGCGGATCATCATAGGTATCGCCCGTATCGGACGGCGCGTTACGCGCTATGACGAGCTGACGAGATTCCATCAGTCGTGCCACCATTCATCGCCACGATAGATAACCACATCAGGCAAAACCCGCGACATGAACCGCCGCTGACGATAAATTCCGTAAGGATCATGAGCCTGCCGCAGGTCGATGTAGGCCTCGCGGCTCATATAGAACACGGCCGACTTCGATCCATTCGCCTCAGTTGCAGCCTTGAGCTTGGCAAGATGATCCATGGTAATGGACTGACTGAACATTAGCGCGGCTTCCCGGGCTTGCCCTTGTACCAGCCGTAATCGTAGGGGCTGGGCGGCACAGTTGATGTGTTCGGAGCGCTCATATCGATGCTTTCCAATCACTGCTTGATGCGGCCTCGCGTACCGCGCGGTAGCCGCTGATATTGGACGACTTCTCGTCCTCTGGTTTCTTCCTGATCCACGGCCGCGACATGCAGGCGTATCGCCACTCGTCAGCCGCGTGGTCTTCCATGTCGCTATCCAGGTCCTCAGGCTTCAGCGGATCGTGCTGTAGCGCTGGAATGGTCCGGATGCTGTCTATGCAGGTCGAGAACGTCACCAGCATCGGCAGACCGTCCTCATCGCCTACAAGCCGCCCTCGCATCTGATCCCAGCCGCCCATTGCGCCGCGGCCCGGGACGCGCTTGTTGTCGGCCGGCCGGAACGGCACCAGCTTGGCCTTGATCAGTTCCGCGTTGATCCGCTCTGCGATCGGTGGCCCGCCGTCCTCAGCAAAAGCAGCAGGATCAAGCACGCCACCAACAAGTCGATGGTCCTTGGCTTCACGTTCTGCGATGCCCTTCCCGACCACGTCAGCATGTAGCTTCAAGCCCGTGTTCGGCTTACCTGGCTGCATGCCGTACCATTCGCGGTATCGGACGAGGCAGCCGCGCGACAGCCAAATGCCGTCTGGCGTCTTGAACTTGTTCCCGACAACCGCCCACCAGCCGAACGAGAACGGTTTTGCCGAACCCCAGTCACCAGAGCGAAAGCGCGCCCAGTCGTCAGGAATAGCGAACGGCTTAACGACGTGCCGGGCGGTTTCCCAGCAATCGAAGAAGGCCCCGTCGATAACAGACCAATCACCTTCCAGCCACGCCTTAACGAGCTCTTCCGAGCCTGACGCCTTGAGCTGCTGCACATAGTCAGCACCAAGGAACTTATTGTCCACTACCCTGCTCGGGATATAGACCCGCTCGAGCCCGCTCACTGCATCCTTGAACACACGGAAGCCCATGGGAGCAGGATCAATATATCGCGCCTTGACCCATTGATGTCCTGGACCGCCCGGATTGCCGGTTGCCCTAAATCCAACAGGGACGCCCGCACCGCTTCTGAGAGTGGCCATGAGCTTGAGGATTGGCCGGTCACTCGGGAAGTTTCCGATCTCCTCAACATACAGCCTTGTGTAGCTGTGACCCTGATACGCCTCTGCGTCAGCGTCGCGCTCAAGGTAGGCAAACCGAAGCCGAGCCCCGTCAGGCGCTCGCCACATCTTGTCCTGCTCGTGATACTGCCAGCCGAGCGGCCCGTAGATTTGCTTCGACCGCTCAATGGTCTCGATCAGTTCCGTCCGTTGCCGGCGGAGCATTAGGCCGATCGCGTGCTGTCCGTAGGCGTCAGCATGTTCCAGGAAGTCCCCGAGAACGCCGTCAGTCTTCCCTCCGCCGCGCGCGCCGCCGAAAAAGACCTCAAAGACCGGGCAGGATATCAGCGCAGTTTGCGGGCCCGGCTGAGCTTCCCAAGCTACTGAATAGTCTGCGGCGCGTGCTGCTTCTGCCATTCGTCAGTGGTTCCGACCTTCTCAGGCAGGCGCGCGACATAGCGGTGAACGACTTCGGTCTTGTTCTCAGCCGCCGAAAGATCAGGAATGGTCTTGCGCAAAAGGCCGAGCGCAGCCGTTACCTGCGTCGGCTTCATTTCGACTTTTCCAAGCACATGATCGGAAAGCCGATTTATCAGCTGACTGGTTTTGATTTTCGCCCGGGTTTCTTCATCGTGGCGGATCTTTACGGAGCGGGCAGCCATTGCCTTACCTTGGAGTCGAAGCAGCGCGCCCTTAGCCGTCAGCGGAGCTTGGGGGCGAGATGGTGATGGGCAGAGAGCGCGCTGCGACGATCTGGAATTTCAGACACAAGCCGCCCGGCGGGTGAAATGCTTAAACCGGCCGAGAGGATGAAATACTGATTTGCTCGTGCTTGTCTGGTACCGATACGGTACTTTGAACAATCATATCGCGCAGCGTGTCAGCCGCGCGCCTCCACGCCTGCTGATATTTCTCGTTGCCGTGAAGAGCCTCGATCCGCCGAATAGCCTCACGCAACGTGTCGTGGTCGAGCGTCATGCTGCCCTCGCATTGCCTTCCCGCGTGGTGGCCCATTTGCCGTTCGCGAGGAATTCCAATTTGCCGTGTTTCCGCCCGCGGACCGTCGTGATCAGGTCAGCGAACTCGCCTTCCATGATCTTGATCCTGGCGCCGTTCGGGATTGGATTGCGGCGCGTGACGAGCTCGCCGGCCTCGTTGATGAACTCGCCCGTTTGGTTGGTCACGAAATCCCACTCCCCGCGCATGTAGCGCTCCCGGAAGCGCCACACGATCGCCTCCGGGACGAGAGCCGGCGCGTTGTTATCGCCCGTCAGGATGGCTTCGATGCCGTTGACGTTGCGCACGGCCCAGAAGTTGCCGTCCGGGATCTCCACGAAGAGGTAGCGTCCGAGGATCGGATACTCCTTCGAGACCTTGGTCCGCGCATGCGAAACCCACTTCCTCATCTTCGGCCAGAAGGCCCGATAACCGAGGTCGGACAAACCGACCTCAGCGCGGCGGTGGCAGTTTGGATTGGTGATTGCGACGTACCAGGTCATTCTGCCCCTCTTCGCTTGTAGTATTCCTCGAGCCATTCACGCGAACGCTTGAGCCTTGCGGCCTCGTTGATCTGGTCCTTGTCCGGCGGCGCTAAGCCCGAAGTCGGAATACCGATATCGGGCTTTTTTGGTTCGCGAACGGTGCCGTCTGAAGGGTCGCGGATCATTGCACACCCCTCCCCGTCAAAATCTTCTCAACTCCAGCAACTAGATTGGCCTCGTATCCAGGGGGCCATTTCGACGGGAAGCGCCAGCCGCCCTTTTTGTTGCGGGGATAGGTTCTGCCGTTGACCTGTCGGCCGTAAGCATCCCAGGCATCGAGTTGGTCTTGGTTGACCACCTCGATTAAACCGTCGTCGCAATTCGGCTGAAACGCCGTCACAGCGAGGTCGAGAAAATCTTCCGAGTTTAGCCAGCTTGCGGGCATCGGGATGTATTCGGTCCCCACCCTCGCGCTCAAGGTTTCGCCCAGTCGTCTAGCCGACGCGATGATTGCTTTCGGATCTACTCCGGTCTTGACGAGAGAGTTGAATTTCCGCTCTGCGGCCTTCCAACCGTAGTTGCCCTTCCGCCTCGGATAGACCTTCTTCAAATTCTCGAAATCTTCGCTCACTCCCGGAGCCGAAGGCGAACGAGGTTCTGCTTTGCTCTTTCTCTCCTCTGTCTCTCCCTCTTCTCTGGTCAAGCATTCTGCTAGCATTTCGCTACCATATTGCTCTTCCCCTTGATCCAAAACGATAAATCCGCGCTTCGCCAACAACGCGAGGTCTACTGGCTCGGTCGCATTGATGCGGTTGGAAACCCACTTCGGATCGTAAGGTATTTTGTTGTCGGAGCGACTTGCTAGCAACCAGATAGCAATGAGGTGCATCTTGCTAGCGTCTGGCAAGCCTCCAAACTCATAGTCCTCCAGCAACCCGTTGTAGAGTTTGATCCACGGCGGAGCCCGGTCTTTATAGTGCTGGAACTTCTCGAAGTTTTTGACGCTGAAAGTTTTCATTAGGAACCCTGCTCCGCAGGCGGGATCCAATCTTCAATCCTGTCTTCAATAAACTGAAAGACCTGACGCCCACAGGACTCAAGATCCCTGTGTATTTCTGACCCGGTGAAACGAAGAACGGGAATCCCAGAGGCTTGTATCTCCCTATCCTTCTGTCGGTCTCTTGCTGCTTGCTCTTTTGTCCGCTCGTGAAAATCGTGGCCGTCGCACTCAATAAAAACCCACTTGAAGCGATAATCAGGAAGTCGCAAGGCCAAATCAATGCGGAAACCACACCACTCGTACTGAGGAACTAGCATCCAGCAATCATCCCTATAATCTGGGATGTCCTTGGTGGACGCTACAATGATCCTGTTTCCCCTCAGGTAGGAATCAATGCGATCCATCATCAGTATCGTGGCGCCCAAAGCGACCTCGATAGGGCTCTCGCAAATCCGCGAAAGAATTGTAACTTCATAGGAAATTGCGTCCTGCAGATCGCCTTGAACTGCAGAAATTACCCTCTTGATTTGTTCTTTTTTGTCAAACGGTACTTTCGGCATCAGTCTATCCCGAGCTCGCCACGGTATAGATCGATCATAGCCTCGCGGTTACGACGCTTTTCAGCATTCTCTCGCTGCGCACGGATAATGGCGCGCAAGGCCGGTATGTCGTAGCCTTCCGACTTTGCCTCGGCAAAAATATCGCGGATGTCAGACGAAATCTCGTCGCGATCGTCCATCAAACGGTTAATGCGCTCGACAAGGGACTTGAGTTGACCTTGGCTATTGTGGCCCGGCTGCTCGCTCATGCGCGTCCTCGGTGTTGGTGATGACTGGAACGCGATTGCTACTGTCCCGGAGGGCAACAGCCGTTCCGGCAATCAAAATGTTGGCAAGATGCGCCTTGGTGATCTCGAAGCGAAGGATTCCGTCCTCGCCATCTGGCTGTACATTCAAGACGAAGACGTTTGGCGCCGGCGTCGTCAGGTATGCGAGTTTTGCGATCATGCTGCCCGGCTTTCCTTGCGGAGCTGCCGATTCACGATGTCCTTCAGAGCGGCTTCGAGCTCGCGCCGGCGGATCGATCGCTTAGGCTCCGAGGAGATAAGCCCTCGCAAATGAGCAGCCTTGTGGACCGGGGCGAGCGGCTTGATGCGCCGCAATACTTCATGGATCGGTGTCGACCTCATATGCGGATCTCCGGGATGTTTTCCTTGATACGTTCGATTTCAGCGGAAAGAACCGGGTCTTTCTCTGCCTTTGCCTCAATCTTGCGAACGGCGTGAAGAACCGTCGTGTGGTCACGACCGCCGAAGCGGCGGCCGATATCAGGAAGGGATCGCGATGTGATCTTCTTCGCCAGATACATTGCGATCTGCCGAGCATTCACGATTTTCGCTGTCCGGCGCGATGACTTCATGTCAGCCATGGTCAGGCCTGGATATTCTCGGAGAACAGCGCGCTGTATTGCCTCGATCTGATTGATGATGATCGGCGGGAACGCGATCTTGCAGGCGCCCGCTATCACGGCATTCGGGATCGGAGGGAGAAGCTTCGGCGGCTCAGGAACAGGAACGACAACTGGCGGTTCTTCTTCCCCGTGATGCCGTCTGAGGCTCGCCAAAAGCCGATCAGATGCCTTGGCGGCTCGCTCTCGGCTTACAGATTCGTCCGTTCTCGCAAGCGACATACTCAACCCCCGTTTTTGATCTCAGGCGCGATCCAGACCGCCAAGGATGCGAGCGATGCGCTCAAGGCGATCAATTTCCGCGCTAAGTAAATTCTGATCTTGTAGTGCACGCATTCCTCCGGCGATTTCCTGGTACTTCGAGGCAAGGTTGGCCGCCTCACTCTTCGCCTCTATCAACTCTGCTTCACGCCGGATGTCCCTAGCCGCCCAGTGTTCTGGGTCGGAAATCTCGCCATACCAAAGTGCTTTCACGGTGCGGAAAGAGACGGTCTTCACCTTCCGCGGAACGCGGGCGAGCCAGCTCTCACGGGTGTCTCCCCAATCCTTGGGACCGGCTACGATGGCGATCTCTCTACGCACTTTTTTTACTCCGGATTGATCTTCCGACATTCGGAATCCTCATGGTGTTTATTGTTCTCACCATGAAGAAGCATCAACACGACAACGATAACCACGAACTCAGTTTCATCACGCTCGGGATGGCAGTCTCGAACGTGGTCAGATACTTAGAACTCGCAAAAGAACATCATGAAGACGCTGGCAGCGAGAGCGATGCCAGTAACGGCAAGGAACAGCGCGGCGCCAACCACAGCGAGGCAGTCGCGCACGGAGTGAAGAAGATCATCGCGTTCGAGCAACGAGCGCGGGGGAAGAAAAGCGGAAGCGGTTGAGGCTTCCGAGTTAGCCTGCACAAGGATCGAACCGGCAGGCGGGAGGAATGATGCACCCTCATCTTGCCTCGGGAGGGTGCGACCGAGACCGACCAGCGAAGCAAGCGATCCACTCGGCTTCGCGGCTGCAAGTTCAAAGGAACCGGCGCGATTTGTATTGCGCGCGCCGTAAGCGGGCGAACGATTGTCCATGCCCCCGGAGGTCGTTCGCCCGCTCATGATTGCCTCACTGAATTGTTGCAGTCGCCGCGCCAACCGGGATCTGTTGTGGGATGGCGATGACGACTGCTCTCCGCTGAACCGGAGATCTGAATTGATGCAGCAGCCGACGCTGGAGATAATCGGGGCTGGCGGTGGTCGCCGGCCGCTGCTGTCGCGTCGCAGGAACGGAAATGCGGCGCGAAATGGATTCCAAAAGGACGCTTCATCCGATCCTCCAAGCATTGACAAACGCACGGCAGGCACGGCGAAATCGCCCGGAAGAAATAGGGAGATTGAGATGACCAACGACAAGCCCTTGACCGCGGACTCCGGCATAACTGTTGCTGACGTTGAGCATGCCCCCTTCATTTACTTTGAAGAGGCTCCCGCCCTGAGTTACGTCAACGGACTGATAAAAATTACGTTGAGCGCTGAGCGAACCTTGCTGATTAGCGGTAAAGTTGTTTCCGAACAGGTTGCTGTCGGATATCTGCGAACGAATATTCAGGGCGCTCGATCCCTGATCCACGCGTTGGAATCCGCCATCCTGCTTTCGCAGCCTGTTGAACAGCCGGAAGGGAAGCCGAGCTGACTTCATGCCGCCGTCTCCCGATCAGGTACCGGATACAGATCCGGGCGCAGCTTATGGCGGGGAACCCCTGTAGCCTTTTCCACGTCCAGCACCCGCTCGGCTGGGACATGCTTCCATTGGGCGATCGCCTGGGGGGTAATTTCGGCATTCAGGGCGCGGGATAGGCCCGTATTGCCCCGAACGGCCTGTTTTGCCTCGTCCAGCGCGGCTGCTTTCAATTCGGCTATACTGAGGATGTCATCCATCCCCGATTGAAAGCACAGCTTTCAGCAAATTGCAAGTATCTCTTTCGATGAAAGATGCGGAAAGTCCGGCCATGTTCTTCCCCATGGGGAAACTGGCAAATCGAATTAAGTTTGTCCGAAAACGGGCGAAGCTTTCGCAGGAGAAATTTGCGGAGGCTCTCGGAACCGTTGAGGACGTCAAAGTCACGCGCGGCGCAGTCGGGAATTGGGAACTCGGCGGCGGCATCAGTCGCGGCAACCTGGCCGCGATCGCGGAGAAATTTGGCGTCTCTCTCGATTGGCTCGAATCGGGACGCGGAGAGCTACCCCAAACTGTCAATGCCCCTTCAGATGCGCAACCCTTGACCAGCAACCAAAAGCCCCACACTCTCACCGATCAAATAAAACAAAACGCTCGGATCGGCGAAGGCGTCGGCGCCTTCACCAGAATCCCGATACGGGGCAAGGGCATGGGTGGCAAGGAAGGCTATTTAATACTAGCCGATCAATATCTCGGGGATGTTTTGGCTCCGCCTGCTCTCGTTGATGTTCCTGACGCCTACGCGGTTTACGTGATCGGAGATTCCATGCTCGAGCGCTACCAGCATGGAGAGATCGTTTATGTGCATCCTTACGCACCAGTGCGAAAGGATGATGACTGCGTGATCCAGATCAGCATGGGTGACGGCGAGCCGCCGCACGGTTTTGTAAAGCGCTTCGTTTCGATGGATGACGCGCAATTGAAAGTGCGCCAGCTCAATCCGAAGAAGGTCATCACCTTCCCAAGAAACAAGGTTCTGGCGGTTCACCGCATTATCATGGGCGGACCGGCCTAACCCTCCCCCTTTCCGCACTCTATTACCTTGTTCCTGCCCGGGAACGGATTCGCGCCCGGAAAGCGCTCCTGACAAAATTTCTGAAAGTATGGCTTTCTTTTCGCTTGCGTCAGATTGAAAGCTGTGCTTTCATTTGATGGTCAAACCGGCATTGGCCGGAGCGAATCGGGAGCACGGCAATGGCCACCCTCAACTACACCTTCGATGAACTTCCCCTCGTCATCGCCAACGGCATCGAGGCCGGTTTCGTCAACGGTCAGGCCGAAGTCACCTATGTCAGCAGCGACGAGTGGACCGTCGGCTCCATCAGCCTCGAGGGTTTCGGCGAGCGTGTGAGTGGTGTTCGCCAGTGGCCGCAGATCGCCGCGCCGATCCCGATCGCCGGTGTCATCCGCAGCCGGCTCTACAATGAATGGTCGTCCAAGGTTCAGAACGCTGTGAACGAGGCGATCGAAGATGATCGCGCCTGCGCCGCCGACGACTATGCCGACATGAAGCGCGAAGCTCGCATGATGGAGCGCGTGTGATGGGCACCTTCGGCCGCGCCCTTCCCCTTTCGACAATCGAGCGCGAGCAGGCGCTGGCGAATTTCTACAACGCCGAGCGTCGCGCTGGCGCCGATCCCCTCGTCGCCAACGAACGAATGATGGAGTTCAGCAAGCGGCTCGACAGCGCGTTCGAGCGCGATCTGGAAGTCATTCGTCAAGTTATGGAGCGTTCATGATGTCTCTTCCCGCTGAAAACATCCGTGAGATCCAAGCCAGCGCCGTTGCCGTCGTCACTCCGATGGAAATGCTCAACCGAGCAGTTTCGTCCGGCGCCAGCCTCGAGATGGTCGAGAAGCTGATGACGCTGCAGGAGCGTTGGGAAGCCGGTCAGGCACGCAAGGCCTTCGATGAGGCCATTGCCGGCGCCAAGGCGGAAATCCCGCCGATCCAGCGCAATGCCAAGGGCCATAACGACAAGCGTTATGCGGACTTCGCTGCGATTGCCAAGGTAGTCGATCCGATCCTGAGCAGGCATGGGCTTTCCTATCGCTTCAGGACCGCGCAAGGCGAGCGCATCAGCGTCACCTGTGTTCTGTCCCACAAGTCAGGCCATAGCGAGGAGACCACACTTTCCGGCCCCGCGGATGCCTCTGGCAGCAAGAACGCGATCCAGGCCATCGGATCGACGCTGACCTACCTGCAACGCTATTCGCTGGTGCAGATGCTCGGCCTAGCGGCCTCCAATGACGATGACGGGAAAGCCGGAGGCGATGGCGAGATGATCAGCCAGGATCAGGTCGAGCAACTGATCGCTCTCGCCGATGAGGTCGGTGCCGATAAGCGTGCGTTCTGCCAGTACTTCAAGGTCGAGGGCATCGCGCAGCTTCCCGCCAAGGAGTTCAACCGCGCGGTTGCGGCACTCAATAAGAAGCGGGGTGCAAAGTGAGCGAGATCATCCAGGGATCAGACGAGTGGAAGGCGCTCCGGCTCGGCAAAGTCACGGCTTCGCGTGTCGCTGACGTGATTGCCAAGACCAAGACCGGATATAGCGCCTCCCGTGCCAACTACATGGCGCAGCTTATTGCCGAGCGGCTGACCGACACGGTTGCCGAGGCCTACACCAATGCGGCCATGCAGCACGGTACCGAGACGGAGCCGGAGGCGCGCGCGGCCTATGAGTTCTATCAGGGCGTCATAGTCGAACAGGTCGCCTTCGTTCCCCATCCCAAGATCGACCAAGCGGGTTGCTCCCCTGACGGCTTGGTCGGTGCTGACGGCCTGGTCGAGATCAAGTGTCCAAATACGGCGACGCATTTGGAGACGCTTCTCGGTCAGGCCGTCCCCTCGAAATACGAAACGCAGATGCAGTTTCAGATGGCCTGCACGGGCCGGAAGTACTGCGATTTCGTCTCCTATGATCCGCGGATGCCAGAAAACATGCGCTTGTTCATCAAGCGCGTGAACCGGGACGACAAGACCATTGCCGCGATCGAGGGCGAGATCGCCTCCTTCCTTCTGGAAATGGCCGTCAAGCTTTCCGAGCTCAACAGCCTCTACGGTGAGAAGGAGGCCGCCTGATGGGTCGCGCAGTCGTCCAGATCAAAGGCGAGACCGATCGCCGGCAGATCGCAACCTGGGCCGCGAATGTACCGGCTGGGACGACTGTCGAGTTTCGCGCGCCGCGGCGATCGACCGACCAGAACGCATTGATGTGGTCGCTGCTCGGCCAGATCAGCAAGCAGGTTGATTGGTACGGCCAGAAGCTGACCAGCGAAGATTGGAAGGACGTTCTGACCGCTTCGCTTCGCCGCGCCCGCGTCGTTCCTGGCATTGATCCCGGCACTTTCGTTCCGCTCGGCATGCGCACATCGCAGATGACGAAAGAAGAACTGAACATGCTCATTGAGCTGATCTACGCCTTCGGTGCCGAGCACAACGTCAAGTTCCGAGAGCTGGAGTTGGTCGCATGAGACAGCGCCTCTTTCGCGTCCACGACGACAAGCATCTGGATTTCATCCGCTCCCTGCCCTGCGTGTGCTGCGGAAACAATATCCAGACCGAAGCCGCGCATTTGCGCTCCGACAATCTGGAGTTCGGCAAGCGATCGACGGGCATGCAGCAGAAACCGTCCGACATGTGGACGCTGCCTCTTTGCAGTCGCTGCCATCGCGATCAGCACAGCAGCAATGAAAAGAACTTCTGGGGCAACCAGGGCATCAATCCGTGGGTGTTGGCGCTCAGCCTATTCGCTGCGAGCGGCGATCCCGATCTCGCGCACGAAGTCATCTCGCGCCAGGTTGGGAGAGCAGCATGATCTTCGCTGGTCCCTCAGGCTGCTGCGCGAGCGCAGATTACACGGTGACGTGGATCATCATTGGCGGGGTGCTGTTGGTTGTTGCGGTTCTTTTCGCCGTCGATAGCCATACGCGCTGCCGCTGAGAGAACGATGAAGCCATGAGCAAAGAGCAACTCGTAGCGGCGTTTGAGGCGGGCGACTTGGGTTCGGTGGAGTTCTTTGAACTCGCCCTCGAAGCAGGATTCGGCACCGAGGAAATCGAAAGCATTCTCTCAAGCCAGGAAGATGAGCTTTGAGCCGAATTGAGACCATAGCCGAAGGCGTCACGCTATACCTTGGCGATTGCAGGGAAATCCTGCCGACGCTTGGCAAAGTCGACGCGGTTGTCACCGACCCGCCTTACGGGATCGGGTTCGCCGCCCAGCCCACCACGGGGCAACGGAAGGCTGGCCAAGGCCGGGAGAAATGGGACGACTCCGTTGTCGATGGCCTCCCCTCCCTGCTCGACCGCGGCAACATTCAGGTTGTTTGGGGCGGCAATTACTATGGCCTAACGCCCACACGCGGCTGGCTGTCCTGGTTCAAGCCAGATGCCCCGCCGAGCATGGCGCATTTCGAATTGGCGTGGACTAATCAGGACAGGAACGCGCGCCAAATTTCTTGCTCCATCGCCGCCACTAATGCTGAGCGTGTCGGGCACCCGACGCAAAAGCCTTTGGCTGTTATGAAATGGACGCTAGAGCAATTCCCAAACTGTCAGACCATCCTCGATCCATTCATGGGGAGCGGAACGACGGGAGTCGCCGCCGTTAAGATGGGCCGGCAGTTTATCGGTATTGAGATCGAGCCCAAGTACTTTGACATTGCCTGCAAGCGCATTTCCGAAGCGCTGAAACAGCCCGACATGTTTATCGAGCCACCGACTCCGGCCAAGCAGGAGGCTCTAGAGCTATGACCTTTCACCGTTTCGTCTTGCATGATCGCGTCCCTGACTATCTTCGCCTCGGCTGGCTCGCGCTGCCAAGCCTTGAAGGCACGCACCACGGATGCTGGTCAACACATTGCATTTGGCTTTGCGGCTGTCGTCCGGCTGAGCCGGGCTTCAGCACACATGGATGACGACTCACTAGGACATGAGGACTGACATATGAATAGCCATCGACTTTTCGCGGTTGCTGCGTGGCACGCTGACAAGGCCATTGCCGCCTATCTGTCTGGCGAGTTCGACATCTACACGCGGCACATTTCCATCTGCGATGATCTGCGTCGTCGCGCCTATGCGCTCAAGCGTGCCGCATGACCCGCGCCGCCCAGATCCTCTTCGTGCTCCTAGCCCTCTCCATCGGAGTCCCGATCGGAGCAACGATCGTCGGCGCAACGGCTGAGCACTTCGCCGGCCAGGATGGTGACGAATGACCGCGATCGTCATCACCCTCATCATTGGCATCGCCATCGGATATTTCATCGGGAGACTGGCCGGATGACCGAGCACATTGACGCGATGAAGTCAGCTCAGGTGGCCATTGAAGCTGCGCTGGAAATGCATGGGCCCGACCACGCTGGTTTGCTTCTCGGAGCGCTAGCCAAGATCGACAGGGCCATAGGGGCGTCCAGAGTTGTTGCCCAAGGGGCGATGCAGGATGACGATCCGACCGCCAACGAGCAGTGGAACGCTGGCTGCGATTTTGCGCTCGCGCACCTCTGCAAATTTCTCGGCGTTGATTTCAAGGCCGTTAGCTGGGACGCCGCGACAGAGACGGTTGATGGTGACGTTCTCGCAGTGATCGGCAACATCCTCCGCGTCAAGTTTGGTGAGGACTGGGGTCCAAATGACGCTCCCGCACTGACGGAAGGACAGTCGGCATCGCCCCCTGTGGAGGTTCGCAAGCAAAACGATGCGATCGATGAGATTTGTATCGATGGCGGAGCCGTCCACATTGAGCAGATGAGCCCCGACAGTTGGTTCATGGGCGTCGAAGCTCGAGACGGCTCTTATTGGCAGTTCTGGTTTGGCGCCAAGAACCGGAAGTCACACGTCGAATTCACGCACACCGAATATTGCCCGGCGAACGTCGCGCGGCCTTCCCAGCATCCTTCAACGGCGTTGTGTAGCCCCATCAGCGATGATGGAGACACGGCATGATCGATTGCGTCTGCGATTACGATCCGGCTGACTTCTACTGTGCGACCATCCGAAGGGCTCGCAAACCTCACAAATGCGAGGAGTGCAGCGGGGCGATCCTGGCCGGCGAATCCTACGAGAACGTCAGAGGGTCGTGGGACCGCTGCATCAGCGAGTTCAAAACCTGCTCGCGTTGCGTCGATCTCCGCACATGGGTTCGCAACAACGTTCCATGCGTCTGCTGGGCGCACGGAAACCTGCATGAAGATCTGCGGGAGACGGTCCAAGAAGCCCATTGGCGCGCCAAGGACGAAGTGACCGGACTTCGCTTCGGCTTTCTTCGCCGCATGGTCGCAATCGACAGATTCAACGCTTCGCGCCGCACTACCGCGGTTCCGCGCCAGATGCTCGGGAGCCAAGAATGACCGCGGTTCCTGGCTGCACCTATATCTATGCCCCGAAGGGTCAAGCCGGCGAGTATGCGCCGCTGGCGACCAATCCTTACCGCGGGTGCGGGCACGGCTGCGCCTATTGCTATGTCCCGCTGGTGACAAAGCAGGATCGGCCCGGATTCGATGCCGGCGCCGTCGAACGCAAGGACTTCCGAAAGCACCTGGTCCGCGATGCCGAGAAGTACGAGGCCGCCGGCATCCATGAGCAAGTCATGCTCTCGTTCACCACGGACCCGTTCCATCCGGGTGACACGTCGCTAACGAGCGTGACGCTGGATATCCTGAAGGGATACGGGCTCGGCTTCTGCACCCTCACCAAGGGCGGCACACGGGCGCTGCGAGACATCCACCGATTCCGTCCCGATCGCGACGCCTTCGCATCGACCCTCACAACCCTAGACGACGCCTTCTCCCTGAAATGGGAACGCAACGCTGCCCAACCCGGCGACCGTCTCAAGGCGCTGAAGACCTTCCATGACCGCGGCATCTTCACATGGGTTAGCCTCGAGCCGACGCTGGATATCGAGGCCAGCTTGGCCGTGGTCGATGCTACCCACGAGTTCGTTGATCTCTACAAGGTCGGTCGAGCGAACTACCTGAAGGAGATCACGCGCACCACCGATTGGAACGGCTACACGCTGCGCATGATCGAGAAGCTGCAGGCGCTCGGCAAGAAGCACTACATCAAGCTGGATCTGCAGCCCTATTTGCCTGCCGGATACCACAACCCCTTGCGTGTCGAGCAATTCCACCGAGGGGCGCCGAGCTATGCGCTCTCCCAACGCAGGGGCGGGGAAGCCTAATGCTTTTGCGCAGCCGTCCGCTCTTGATCGAGTCTGTTGAGAAGGTCCGTCAGATCGTCAGCATCATCCATGATGAGATCGGTCTGCCATCGGCCTTCAATGACGGCCGGCGCGTTGGTTTTGGTATCCCACACAGCCCAGCCATTTTCGAGCATTCTCATTTCATAGCGAGGTGCGCGAGATGATCGTGGCCTGGATCGAGGCTGGTGACGAATGCGCAGCAGCATAAACGATGCTGATGTGGAGCGCGTTTCCCGCGCGCTCTGCATCGAAGCCGGGGATGATCCGGATAAGCAGACCTATTCTTGGGCACACCGCTGCACTGGGCACGAAACTCGCCCGCAGCTTAGGTGGATGTATTGGATATCGTTCGCAAAAGTCGCGCTTCTGGCGATGAATGCCAGAAGCGATATCACCTCAATTTCGGAGAAGTAATAATGCCGCAGTTTCGCAAGAAGCCCGTCGTGATCGAAGCTGTTCAGTGGGATGGCAACATGACCACCGTCGAGCCGCTCTTGGTGGGCTCGACCTGCGAAAATGTTTCGCAGAACCTCGGAAGTCCAGCGCTTTATATTCCGACGCTGGAAGGCGAAATGCGCGCCGATGTTGGCGACTGGATCATCAAGGGTGTTAAGGGCGAACTCTACCCCTGTAAGCCGGACATCTTCGCTGCAACCTACGACGCCATCCCCGCCCCTTCGGAGGGAGCGTCAAAGCCATGAGCCGCGATTACATGGGTAAGTCTGAAATAGATAGCGAGCGGCGCGACGCTTTAGCGGACGCATCTCTCGATGATGAGGGCATCGATTTCGCGCTGGTGCAGCTTTGCAAGTATCTTGGGGTCGATCCGGACGACGTTACCTGGGACGCCGCGACCGAGACGGTTGATGGTGACGTTCAAGCTGTTATTGGCAACATCTTCTGCACGAAGTTCGGCGAGGATTGGAGCCCGAGCGATCCGCACTCCTCCGAGCGGATCGCGGTAGTCCAAGGCGATCTCGACCGCGAGAGCAACGCGGCTGAGAGCTATCATGCCTTCTGGATCGAAGAGCGTGGCAAGCGCATTGCCACGGAGGCCCGGCTGGCTGAGGCATTGGAGGCACTAAAGCCATTTGCGTCTCTTGCTGACGCCACGTCGGAGCAGCACCGGAACGACAGGCCTATCGTCTATGGGCTTGATCCCGGCATCGTGAAACGCCTCTTGGTTGGCGACCTCCGGGGCGCCCGCGCTGTTGTCTCTGGATCAACGGAGGCAGCCAATGGCTGAGCATACCTCTCTGCCCTGGCGGACTAGCGAGATTGGCACACGGATGATGATCCGCGGCGCCGACGCCAAGATCGTTGCCGTGCGTCACCGGATTGACCGCCGGGAGCACGAAGAGAACTTTGAACTCATCGTCAAGGCCGTGAACAGTCACGAGGCGCTGGTAAGCCAGCTATCTGAAGCTGTCGGTCTAATCTACGATCTGCTCGGACTGGAGAAGGGATCAGGTGAAGCTGCCCTCGCCTTCCTGGAGCGCATCAACGCCTCTGTGTCCGGAGCGAAAGAGCCATGACAGTCAGATTTTCCACACTATGGTGGATGTGGTTTGGCAAGGTCATCTTTGATCTTGCTTGCATTTGGTGTGGTGTCTTTCCGCGCCATACACCAGAAGAGCGCATCTCGGAAATAGTTATCTTGGCGTGGTTCATCGTCGCAGCTTGGATCATAGCTCGATGGCTACTGCCCCAGCCCTCCTCACCGAGCACGGAGGGCGGCAATGGGTAACAACTGGCGCCCTATGGACTCTGCACCGAGAGACGGCACCCGAGTCTTGGTCTGTCGCAAAGCTGTGGCAGGGAATGCGCGAAATGCTGAGCCCGTTCGCACTGCACGTTGGAAAGATGGATCTTGGTGCAGTACTGACCCGGCCGGATCAATGTGGACTGACAGTGTTTTGCTGGCTTGGCAGCCCATGCCGGAGCCGCCGCCCGTCATCGTGCAATTCTCTAGAATCGGTATGCCCGATCATGTGGGAACTTCTGTGAAGGGGGCGGAATGAGCCCTGTCGACCAGATCCCTCCGGAGGTCCGCGCCGCATTCGAAGGTGAGCCGCATCTGTCCATGCCTCGCCTAGCGAAAGCTATGCACATGGACAAGGAAACCTTGGCGCGGCACCGCGAGGCTGGTAATCTGCCGGTGCACATCAAGGGCACCGGACTTGAGCGCCGGCATTACGTGTGTACGCTTAGCGACATCGCAGAATTTTATCGCCGCACCGGTGAAGCATGTCAGTTTTCCGCGTCAAAAACTCTCCATATTACCAGTTCGACTTCCAGATCAAAGGTCATCGCTTTTACGGCTCGACCGAAGAAACCAACGAACGTGCGGCTAAGGAAATCGAGAAAGCGGAGCGAGCTCAAGCCGCCCGGCTCGTCCAAGAATCCATCCGCGCAGGACGCAAACCCATGACCGTTGGGGTTGCATGTGATCGGTGGTGGAGCGAGGTCGGCCAGCACGGCAGCGACCCCGATCTCGAGCGAGCCCTTGATTGGCTAAAGGGCCAGATCGGTCCCAAGGTCGCGCTGCACGATATCAACGATGATATGATCACGCTGGCCGTGGAGGCGCGGCGAACGCACGTCATGCGCGCCGGCCGGGATACCAAGGGTAAGCAGCTATATCGTCCCATCAGCAACCGGACGATCAATAAGACCGTCCCCTCCCTGCTGCGCCGCGTCATGAACCGGGCCAGGAAGGCATGGAGCGTCACGATCTTCAATGAACCGGATTGGCAGGAGCATTTCCTACCTGAACCCAAGCGGCCGGTCCGGGAGATTACCTTGTCAGAGGACGCGGCGCTGGATGAGGTCGAGAGCCGGGAATACGCCGAACTGAGGGAGTTCGCCGAGATCATGGGCCTGCGGCGGAAAGAACTGCTGCTGAAGTGGACCCAGGTGGACTTCAACCTGTCCACCATCGCTATCATTGGCAAGGGCGGCATCCCGGCCATCCTGCCCCTGACCCAACGCGCCTACCAGATCCTCTGGGGTCTCCGCGGCAACGACCCCATGCACGTCTTCACCTTCGTGGCCCAGCGCACCAGGGTGTGCCCCAAGACCGGCACGAAGTTCATCCGCGGCCAGCGTTACCCCATGACCTATTACGGGATCGGGACCAACCGGCGACGGCTGTGGCCCAAGGCCGGCGTGGACGCCCGCCTGCACGACACTCGCCATACGACGGGCCAACGCGCCCTGCGCACCACGGGCAACCTGAAGCTCGTCCAAAGGCTCCTGCGGCATACCGAGGTCGGCACCACGGCGAGGTTCTATACTGATACCACCATGGCCGATCTGCGGGCCGGGATGGAAAGCGTCGAGTCCCGGAAAAAGTCCCAGACGGAAAATTTGGCGCCGGCTAAGCCTATGGAAGAAAAGGGCGAATAG